GTAAGCGCAGGTGTAGTATATAAGGTGACAATGGATGCTTTAGTCGTTGTACCTAGTGTTGTGGTCAATGTGCCAGCAGTAACAGACGTTGTTACCACAAAAGTAAATGTAGTACCTGTGGGTACACTGGCAATAGACCAAACACCATTTAGTTTGACTTGCTCTGTTCCAGTTGCGCCTGATATTGTAAGAATATCACCTATCACATAACCAGAAGTTGAAGCCACTGTACCTGTTACTGTCGTTGTACCTGCGCCAATGTAATTGGTTATCGTGAGCGTAGAAACAGCTCCTGCCATTACTTGCCCTAATGTTTTGTAAGCCGCAGCCATGTTATGCTCCCATTAATAAGAATGGATTAAAAGTTTCACCAGCGCCAGCGCCATTACCGCCAGCTATTCCTGCAACAGATATTGTCCAAGAAGAAAATGTTCCAGATCCACCGATAGAATCAACATTAACTGTAAATGTAGTGCCACTAAACGCAGTTACTACACCTTCCATAAAGTTAGCTGGTGTAACTGAATAAGCTACACGAACCCGTGTGCCTACGGTAAACGCTGTTTGTGAATTAGTTAAGTTAGTGGTAAATGTTTTAGATCCAGTACCAATAAGCGTAGATGTAGCGGAAGTTAAACCATTATAGCCAATTCCTATTTGTGCTTGTTGTAGCATGGTAAAAATAACACCAGGCGATTGAGGAACAACAGGAGAAAGTGTTGCAGGCAATGTTTCTATCAATACCCCTGCAACATTTGAGTGCCACCAAAGTTCTAGGTAATCACCTGCCGCCATATTGAACACTTGATTTAAAGATAAAATCATTTGCCCATTTATACCGCCATGCTTTGTTGGTATACCCGTAGTTGAAGCTGAATCGGCTATATCAACACTATTATATCTAACCCAAAATGATGTTTCAGCTATTGAAGCAGTAGGGTTTGCAAGCTGAATACTAAATTGAAAGTTGTAAATTCCAGCATTAGCTACTGTTATTCTTCCTGCGGATATAGATACGCCATTTGATATTGATGTTAATGCACATCCAACAAGATAAGCTACTGATGCAGAAGTTGCTGTTTGAATAGTTGTATCGTAAAACTGACCATAATAACCCGGTGAGCCAGGGGGAGAAGTAGCATTACCCCATGCAGGTGAAACACCAGCGCCCCCCGAGATTAAAGTTTGCCCAATAACTTGCGAGGCATTATTACTAGCATAGATAGCATAACCAGCAGGGTAATCATTCCAGACATTTTGTGTACCAGAACTAAAATTAACTAATGCTCCGCCATTTGAAGATGATAATACTGTTGTTCTAGTTAAGGTATTACCAGCGGAAGCATAAGTACCAATACCTACTTCCCAATTAATGCCTGATTGATCGGCAATAACATAAAAAGTAGTATTAGTATTCCCAATCGTAGAAGAAAATGTCCGAAACTGTGCCACAGCTCCCAAAAGAGTAGCGGGGCCTGTCCCTGGGGAGCTACAAGTTTCCTGTACTCGATCTGCTACGACTAAAGCCATAATTACACCGCTTCTAATTCAGTTTGTTTGAAATAACGACTATGAACTACGTCATCAGCATCGGTAGAATTTACCAATACAATAACTTCACCAGTGTCTTGATCTAATGCAAAACCAGCTACTACACCAGTAATAGGCGCAGGTAGGATTTGTGAAACCTTTTGATCTTTAGTAAACATGATTAAATCCTATAAACTTAGTGAATACGATACTTGTACAACATTTAAATTGACAACTGGTTGGTCGCCACCAGTAAATGTGCCTGCGGATAATAAAGTTCCAGCAGTGGACATTAATGTTGTAACAGCGCCTGTACCATAAACAATAAAAGCACCTTTTAAAGTACCAGCGCCTGTCATCGTAAAATTTGTTGCAGCGGGTAAGGCAATTGCCCCAGCGGACGCAGTTCCAAAAGCAGGTGTGCCTCGTGATGTAAAAGTAGGCGCATTAGTTGATCCAGCTTCAGTCCAACCCCCATGTGATGCCATTGTATCACCAGCCGCTGGGCCAGTTGTATAAGATACAGATGAAATCAACCCCATGTACGGCCCGACAACTGTATACGCAGATCCGGTCAATGCAGTTTGCAACATTAAGTTCTTGCCAACAGTTGCTACAACATTGTTAATTTTTTCTTCCCAAACTAATGGGCCACCTTCATACTCAAAACATTTAAAAGTATAAACGCCCTCAGCATGGGCTTGTTCGCCAAGTCCAGCAGATGACGCTATGCTCATAGTTGTGCCATCAACGGCATTTAATTTATCAATCATTTTTATTCCTCGTCAAAATTAATTATAGGTTTTAGGATACATCGGCAGTTTGGAAGATCCGCTGGTAAACCGTATATCTTTTCTCCATACATCATCCCAATATACGGTGGATTATTCAAATCATACTCTTTACCGCTCATTTCTACATGCAATGGGCGTTGTGTCATTCCACCGCCAGAATGTACCCAGATAAACTTTGTAACGCCATAAGCTTTAAGGCGAGTTGTATTAACAGATTGATAGGCTTTACGAGATTGGTCTAAAGCTGTATTTCTAGCCCGTTTAATATTCCCCTTATACTTTACTTTTAAAAAAGGTACAAGGTCATACATTCCTTTGCCGGTAGTAATACTACGCATAACCGCCCCCTGCACTTCTGCAAGAGCTTGCTGTGGTATTAACTTAATCAAATTAGCCGCTTCTTGTGTACTTGCCTTGATAACATCTTTTAAAACTTCATTACTATAAGTCATATCTATAGTAATTTCTTTGGCAATCTCTTTTAACGACATTCCTAGCGTCACACTACTGTTTTTAACAGTACGATTAATCATCTTGTCAGTGGACTCTTTTGCCACCTTATCAAATCTTTTTTGCCATTTTTTCAACAAATAATTCAAAATAATGCGTGATTGACTGCTAATTGAAGAATCTACGCCATACCCATAGAAAGTTTTGGTTAATTCTTTCAATATGTCACGATACATCAATTCAATTAGCCGTTCTGTAGGTTTGGCGTAATCCCTGCCAATACCTACATTAGGTCGTAGGGATTTGCCTATCATGTAGGTTCATCGCCATCATTTTCATCATTAAAATCATCAGGCATATCAATAGCACCTTCTAAGCCCATTTCGTTATAACCGCTGGTCTTATCAGTTGCAATACGTTGACGCTCTTCTTCACTAGAAATAATACCAGATTCAATAAGGATCGTTGCAGTCTGTGCTTTAGTCAAATTAACATTAGCAACTTCTTCCGCAGATTGCGTATCAAGTGGCAACCAATTTAAAGTTGTTTCAACATTAAGATTTGGTATAAATGATTTAATTACCAGCATATGATGACGCTCGGCTAATGGCGTTAAATCATGCGATTGAATTGATTCCAATGTTTCATGGTATGAGTCTTCCTCGTATTGGCCAGATGCTCCAAATCCTTTGGGTGACGTACCCAACAACTTAGTAGCTGGCACTCCGGCAATAGCAGACACCAATTGGTATTGAGTCATAATCAGCGCATCAAAGTCAGATAAAGAAGTATCAAACTGATTAAACTCATCTCCTTCCTTGTCACCCATCTTGATACCGTAGTTATCACGATACTGCGCCCACTGTTGTAATCTATCAGAAGCAGCATTAGTATCGCCCATAACCGCTTCCATATCGGTTAGCCAAATAGTCGTACGTTTAGACATCGCCAATTGTGGTGCTTCATTAGAAGTTCTTTCAGCAGCATAGATACGTTCCATGATTTGCTGTGTTAAAGGTATCCCACCATAAATATATTGTGGTTTTAGAACATCGACAGGCTCAGCATGTTTGAATATTATCAGATGGGATCTGTGTATCTTTTTACCGTTGATGAGCCACCAAGTCGGTTCGTAGAAGTGCATAGTATCGGGTTGACTGGCAGAAGGGCCATCAAGCATTGGTGCAGTCCAGTACGGATCTACTTGAACCATACCTTTATAACTACCGGGTGTTACGCCATCAATATTAAAAGGTTTCTCATAATACAGTGGATCTGTAGATTGCACCTTAAACATTACAATACGAATACCAAATATACGACCTTTGCGGATAAACTCACGCATAT